ACGCGCGATGGGTGTTCGAGGAAGACAACCCCGGCCTGCTGACCACGTACAACGTACTGGTCGATGGTCTGGTGCGGCGTATCGGCATCTACAAGTGGGGCGTCGACGAGACTTCCACGGTGAAGGCGATGAGCGGCCACGCGACACAGTCGCAGATCGAGCAGCTTCTTCAGGACGATGGATTCAAGCTGACGCGCGCCACGCAGACGCAGGCGGCTGTTCAGCCAACGGCTCCTATTCTCGGGCCACAGGGACAGCCAATCGGTCAGGGCAATCCCGGCAGCGAAGCCGAGTACGACATCGAGTTCACATACACGCAGGATGGCAAACGCATCTGGATCATGGCTGTTCCGACCGACGAGTTTATCTACAACCGCGAAGCTCGTGATCTGGACACAGCAACTCTCGTAGGCCACAAGCGCCGTATGACTACTAGCGAGCTTGTCGCGCTCGGCATATCTCCCGAAGTTATAGAGGAGAACGGCGGCGACGACACCAGCCAGTTCGACGAGACGGAAGTGCAGGCGCGCCAGCCGGAGGACGTTGCTCTGGTGAAGGACCCCGATGGTGGAGAAAGCAACAAGAAGCATCTCTACATCGAGAACTACGTTCGCATTGACTTCGACGGCGACAAGATCAACGAGCTTCGCAAGGTTTGCACGCTCGGACCCAACTACTACATCGTGGAGAACGAGCCAGCCAACTCCATACCGTTCTCGATCTTCACACCGATCCCCGAGCCGCATACCATGCTCGGACAGTCGTATGCTGATCTCACGATGGACATCCAGTTGCTGAAGTCGAGCATGGTGCGCGCTACGCAGGACTCTGCGGCAGCGGCCACGTTCCCTCGTATCGGCTTCGTTGACGGACACGTTAGCGTCGCGGACATTATGAACGACGCGATAGCTGGACCTATCCGCATGCGGCAGCAGGGCGATGTCATGCCGATTACCATCCCGTACATTGGCGAGCAGATTCTGTCGCTTATCCGCTACACCGACGAGGTGAAGGAGAATCGCACCGGACAGTCGAAGGGGGCAATCGGCCTCGATGCAGACGCGCTTCAGTCTACAGAGAAAGCCGCTGCTGGACAGATCGTCACCGCGACACAGGCACGCGAGGAAGTCCTTGCGCGCATTTTCTCGGAGCAGGCGCTCAAGCCAATGTTCCGTGGAATCCTTGAGCTAATCGGCGAGATACAGCCGAAGAAGCAGATGATCAAGATGCGCGGCGCATGGACCGAGGTTGATCCAGAACTTTGGACACTCAATCTTGGCGTCAGCGTCAACGTCATGCTTGGCACGGTGATGAAGGAGCAGAAGCTCGCGTCGCTGGAGAAGTTTGCTCAGAAAGCAGAGATGTTGCTCACTACGCTCGGGCCATCGAACCCTATTGCGAGCCTGTCGCAGTACGCGACCATGCTTCAGCAGGCTGTGAAGCTCTCTGGCTTCCCAGATGTCGACACCTACTTTAGCGTGCCTCCGCAGGGATGGCAGCCGCCACAGCCGCAGCAGCAGCCCGATCCGAAAATTCTCGTGGCGCAGATTCAGGCGCAGAGCGACGACAAGCGGCTCCAGTTCGAGCAGCAGAAGCATCAGGCGGACACCGCGCTCAAGAACCAGCAGCACGAGTTGGCTATGGCGACATTGATGCAGAACACACGCCAGCACGAGGCCGAGCTACAGCAGAAGCACCTGAATGAGGCGCTCACGCGGCAGCATGAAGTAGAGCGCACAGCGACAGACGCCGCGCTCCGCATCAAGGAGATGGAGCTTCGTCACGAGACGGAATTGAGCAAGGAATTTGTCAAGCACTCCGTTGAGGAAGCGAAGACTAAGGCGAAAATCGAATCAGACAATCTTCAGACGGCCACAACCGTCGCGAACACGAAGCACCTTGGCGAGATAAAGATCGCTGCGGAGCACGAGCGCACTCTTGCGGAGCACGAGCACGAGGAGAAGATGGTAGACAAGGAATCCGCCAAAGAGCAGAAGAAGGAGAAGTAAGTGGCGCTCGCAGCAGAGAATGAAAGGAAGTTCGCGGCAAAACAGAAAGCTCTCGAAGCGCAGAAGGCGCAAGAGATAACCCACGCGCGTAAGCTATGGGGCGCGTCCGAAACAAATCAACCGACCGTTCTGCGAATACCCAAAGCCACACCACGTTCGCAAGGTCCGAAGATACTTCGACTACCGAGAGGAAAATAATGTCACAGGAAAATCCAAAAGAGCAGGAGCAGATTGACGCTGGCGAACGAGTGAAGGCTTTCGTTCTCGATCCGGCTGTATCAAGTGCAATCGCCCGCCTCGCGAGCGAGAACTACGACGCGTTCAAGAAATCAAAGTCTGACGACGAGGTGCGCATGGCGCATGCTCGCGGGACAGTCCTAGATGACTTCGTGGACGCGCTTCAGGGCATCATTGATGTAGGCACCGGAGCCAAGATTCAGCGCAACGACCGCGAACGCCGCGAGCTTGCGAACAGCGCCAACGTGCGCCCAAGCCGAGTCAAGTCGGTCTAAAGACGAACAAGCCGGAACTACCGGCCTCGCCCTTGACAAGAGCATGTTTGTGATGTACAATTAAGGAGCCATTTTTATGGTAGAAGGTAACCCCTCCCCCGACAACAGCCCACAGCGGCTGACCGTTGAGAGTGCAGCCTCACAGATCGAAGGTATGTTTTCCGACGACTTCACGATAGTCGGCGATAAGAAAACCCCTCCTGTCAAACCGGCGAAGAAAACTCCGGAGCCTAAAGACGATGAGCAGATTGAGTCACTCGCGTCGCAGGGCGAATCTGATGAAGGTGACGAAGTTGAAAGCGCAGATGCGGACACCGACGAAGTCGATCCAAGTTCTGAGAACGCGCAACTCGAAGCTGACAACGAAGCAGATGTAGACGACGAGCCAGTCGAGAAACCTAAATTCCGCGTCAAAGTGCGCGGAGAGGAAGTCGAGGTCACTCAAGACGAGCTTCTGAACGGCTACTCTCGCCAAGCAGATTATACCCGCAGCAAGCAGGAACTTGCGCTTGAAAAAGCGAAGTTCGAAAAGGAAGAAAAGCTTGCAGTGCGGGAAAGCGCTAAAAAGTACGCCGAAGGTCTAACGCAGATCGAGGAAACGCTCAGGGCTATGCAGCCGCAGGAACCGGATTGGGACAAGCTCGCTATCGATCATCCCGAACAGTTCGCGACACAGCGCGCCATGTGGCAGTTGAACAAGGAACGTCTACAGGCAGTCGCTAACGAAAGACAGCGCGCAGCCGACGTAGTCGCCAGAGATCAAGCCGAAGCTCACGCACAGACGATTCGTGCGGAAGCTGAACATCTTCTCGAACTAGTGCCCGCGTGGAAGGATAACAAGGTCGCTATGAAGGAGAAGTCGGAGATCGCGAAGTACGTGAAGGATTTGGGCTTCTCTGATGAGGATATCAAATCCATTTACAAGGCGTCTCAGATGGTCCTGCTTCGAAATGCCTATCTCTACTCGAAGTCGCTCGCGAAAAAGCCAGCGATTCAGGAAAAGATCGACAAGATCAAGTCGGTTACTCCCGGCACCACCGATACGGCTCGCCCGGGTCAGAAGGCGCAGGAGCGCAGACAGCAGAGACTCAAAAAGACGGGTAGCGTACGAGACGCTGCTGCCGTCATCGAAAATATCCCGGGACTCCTCGACTAAGTCGAACCCGGGATTCTGTAGAGAATCTCTCAAATGGCAATTGTAGCAAATACCGCTACCACATACGTCGCGAAAGGTATTCGTGAGCAACTGTCGAATGTTATTTATAACATTTCGCCAGAGGAAACTCCGTTTATCTCGAACGCTGGTGGTGGCCCGAAGCTGGAGAATACCTTCTTCGAGTGGCAGACCGACTCGCTCGCTGCCGCTGCGACGAATAACCAGCAGCTTGAAGCCGACGACATCGCGGCGTTCGATGCTATCCAGTACACCACGCGTCTTGGCAACTATGCGCAGATTTCGCGCAAGACTGTCATCGTTGGTGGAACCGAGGAGGAAGTCAACAAAGCCGGTCGTAAGTCCGAGCTTGCGTATCAGGTTTCCAAGAAAGGCGCTGAGTTGAAGCGCGACATGGAAGCTGGACTTTTGCTCCCCGCGAACGTAGCAAATGCTGGTGCTGCGGCGACGCCTCGCGTTACCGCTGGCCTTGGAGCGTTCGTGAAGACGAACACCGACAAGGGTGCAGGTGGAGTCGATCCTGTGTACACCACGCTCGCGAACAACGCTCGTACTGATGGTACGCAGCGCGCATTCACCGAAGCGCAGTTGAAGAACGTGATTCAGCTTCAGTGGGCGCAGGGTGGAAAAGCGGACACCGTGATGGTCGGTGGTACGCAGAAGCAGGCGGCATCGGCATTCGCCGGTATCGCGACCAAGACCTACCAGATGACGCAGGCGAAGACCGCCTCGATCATCGGAGCCGCAGACGTTTACGTCAGCGACTTTGGAACTTTCGTCATCGTCCCGAACCGCTTCCAGCGTTCGCGCGATGCGTGGGTGCTCGATTTCGATCTTATCGGAGTCCGCTACCTGCGTGAGTTCCGTGTGATCCCGCTGGCGAAGACTGGTGACGCTGAGAAGCGTATGCTGCTCGCTGAGTTCGGATTGCAGGTCAATCAGGAAGCTGGCCTCGGCCTCGTTGCTGATCTGAGCTAATCCCTCGGGTAGCACAAATTGAGTCGGCCCATGTCCGCAGTGGGCATGGGCCTTCTCTTTTCTCCACAGGCAGTACACGGCATGATATGAAGTTCTCCCCCAACATGCTCCTCGTCGCCGGATTGGTTGTTGCCGTAGCTGTGCTCGTCGTTACTCGTCCAGACGGAGCAGATGTCGCCCTAGCGCGTAAGCAGACGCAGCAGGCTATTGCAAATGCAAACACGATCCTCGCACAAAACACGCACCTTAAATCTCAGGCTGACAGCGCTCGTGCTGAAGCTGCGGCGCACGAGCAGAAGGCGCAACAGGCGCAGACGCAACTCGCTGACGCGAAGCGCGCACTGTTCCAGGCCGCTCTCGCTGCCCCAGACACCTGCGGTCCCGTAGTCCTCGCTGCGCAGAACGCACTCGCGGATGCAGATCGCGTAATCGATGAACGCACCGCTGCGCTCGCGGCGATGACAGTCACCGATTTGAAAGACAAGAAACGAGCCGACGATGCAGAAAAGTCTCTGGCTGATCTCTCGAAGCCAGCGCAGACGCTCGTCGACGTAACAGACAACAGCTTGCTTCATCGGCTTGCTCGCCTGCGCCCAACGCTGCATGCTGGAGCAATGGCCGGTGTGGACGTAACCGGAAAACCGAATGCCGTTGTTGGCATCGGCTTCGGATGGAGCTTCTAATGGAGTACCGTGACAACGTCTCCCACACCCGCGTTATCGAGTACGATGGCGAAACGCGCACGAAGAAGCTGTTTCACTGGAACGCGTCTGATGGCACGTTCTCTATCGAGACAGTGACTGATGTCGAGGACATCATCGAGCAGAACAAGCTCGAAAAGAACAACATCAACACTAAATCATGGAAAGGCGACATCCACAAGGTCGCGTCCTTGCCACTGATGATCTGGATGAAGCTGCGGCAGTCGGGCTGCTTGCAAGACCCGAAGTGCATGCGCAAGTTCCTCCTCGATCCTGAAAATCGGCATTTCCTCACGCGAGATCATTTCTAATGGCGTTGCTGCTTGATAACTACACAAACCTTCAGGCGACGCTTGCCTCGTGGCTGGATCGCACTGATTTAGTTGATTCGATCCCCGCGTTCATCGATCTGGCGGAAGCTGAGATCGACCGCGTGCTGCGCCGCACTGTCAGTCGAATGACGATCACCATAAACTCTGAGACGACCACGCTGTCGTCTACTATTGCGGAATTGCGGAATATCCGATTGGTCACCGCGTCGCCGTGGATCGATACCTCGCTGGATGTCGTAACGCCAGAGATGTTGTCAGATGTCCGCGCAATGTTTGGTGCCGTCCCCGGGCGTCCCGTTGCGGCTGCTGTCATCAACAAGCAGATCGTTGTAGCTCCTGCACCGGACACCGCATACACCGCCGAAATCGTTGCCTACCTTGGCCTCGTTCCACTCAGTGCGCAGAATCTCACCAACGTGATTCTCACGGAAGCTCCTGATCTCTATCTGTACGGAGCGCTCAAACACTCCGCTCCTTTCCTCCAGCACGATGAGCGCATTGCCACATGGACTGCGTTTTTCGATGATGCACTCGACCAGCTTCACAAGCGCCGCGAGCGCGAGGAGCATGGTGCGAATCCCCGCCCAATGAAACTTCCGGTAGTCTTCGGTACTCGTCCCTAACCTATGGCAACTACAACTAACTACGGCTGGACGAAACCTGATGTCGGCGGTTCTACCGGCGCATGGGGTGGAATCCTCAATAACCTTTTCGATGCTGTCGACACGGCGGTATTCACCGTTTCTGGTATCGCGTCCGCTGCGCTGGCGAAAGCAGGCGGAGCAATGACCGGTCGGCTCGACATGCTGACTTCGACGATCACGCGCATCGACAAGGGATCGATCTCAGGAGCGCAGAACTTCGATCTCTCGCTCGCGCAGTACTTCACGCTGACAGTCGGTG